GAAGCTACAGCAGGTATGGCTGCAATTCCAAAAACACCTAATGCTACCGATCCCATTAAGGTCCCGGACATTGCAGTTAGTCCTCTTGCTAGTGCTGAAAAGTTTTTGTATAGACTAGATAACCCTGCCTTACCCATAAATAATAGGAAAGGAATTGATGGAAGTGCTACTACTAATGCAGGCCCTGCCATTGCTAGGTTAAAAATACCTTTCCCTACTCCTTCAGCTCCCATTGCTTTTAACCCACCTGCAAGATTCTTCATACTGTCTTTAAATCCAGTACCCCCTTCTTTTCCTGCTACTTTTCCTTTCGCATCTTGTGCCAAGTCTCCTGCTTTATCTGGTGTGACTGCTCCTGCTCCTTTGAATCCTCCTGTGAATTTATCTTTTAGTCCTCCTAAAGCACTTGACAACCCTCCTTTTTTAAATAACCCCATTATTCCAGTAAGAGCTTGTTTACCCGCACTAAACATTGATCCAAAAGCAGATCCAATTCCCGATACTGCTATTCCTAAGAATTTAGCTGCTACTATTGCTAGTATTAAACCTTTTCCAATAGGATTTCCTGCTACCATTGCAATTACTTCTGCTACTGGCTTTACAACAAACATTAATGCATCTACTAAGTTAACTACTACATCTAATAATGGTGCAAATGCTTCTGCTAATTTTTGCATACCTATTTGCATTTTTTCCTGAACATCCATTGCTTTTGACTGCTCTAAAGTAACTCCTCTTGCTTTTGCAATTTGCTCTTCAGTCATGTTCTTCATTGCTTCTTGCGTTAGTACGCTTTTAGCAAGTTGATCTCTAGACATCCCTAATGCTTTTGCTAAGCTTTCTTGTTCAAGACGGTTCATGTTAGCATATTCTGCTGCCGATGCTCCGTTTTTCTTTAGTTCATTAGCTACTCCTTCTAGGTCGTTATTTAATGCAAGTTCTCTTGCTTTAGATAGGTTTATATTTTTACCAGTAAGTAGCTGTGCTTCTAATTCTGCAGCTATGGAATCTTCAAAATTTAATAAATTTCCAGCAATTGCATCTACTTCGCTTAAACTTAATCCTAACCCTCTTGCTGCTACTGCTGCAGCTCCTATCCTTTTTTCACTATTTCCTAAAGAAGCTGTTATACTGTCTGAGGTGTTTAGTACGTCTTGTAGTACTACTCCGTGTGCTATTCCTGCTCGATTTGCACCGTTATAAGCATTTACTGTATCGTAAATTCCTTGCCCTACTTGATCTGCGGATTTACCGGTAGTCTTCATTAAGATTCCCATTCTACCTGCTTGTTCGGCTGAAAGTCCTAATAAGTTTTTAGCTTCTGCTAATTGTGCTATTTGATCTGGTGCAAATACTAGAGTTGCTGATACTCCTAACTGTTTTGTTAGTTCTGCTGCGGTTTGTAGAAATTGTGCTGATGTTGCTAACCTACTATTAACTCCTGCAATAGATGTTTCGTATTGACCGGTTAATCTCTGTACATCTACAGTTGCTTTATTTACTCTAAAAAATCCGTCTAGTATTGCTGTAATTATTGTTAATGGATCTAAAAGTGCTTTTCCAAAGCCTGAAGCTAGTGGACCTAACCCTTTCATCATAATAGAAGTCTTACTTATATGCTCTCCATTTCTTGCTGCATTTTCAGCAGCTTCTCGCATTGATTTCTTTGCTTCTGATACTGCATCACTGAATATACCGGAGTTCATGCCCAGTTTACCCATTATACCCTCTATCCCTCCTATGATTGCCCCACTAACTCCTAGTGAGTTGCTTACTTGCTTTTCAAATGCTAGTCTTTTTCTATACTGATCCTCTACTTCTGTTGTAAGTGACTTTTCAATTTCAAAATGATCAGAAGCTGCTTTTAAAATAGCTTCCTCTTGTACAGTTAGTTTTCCTAGAAACTTAAGTCTCTCTATTACACTTTCGTTAATTTCTCCTTCAAATTTTGCACCAATTTTCTGTCTAGCTAATCTTTCAGCTTGATACTGTAACTCCTTTATATGGTTTTGGTTTTTTGATTTAAGTTTATCTAACTCTTCAGAAGTCAGATTACTTATTCCCATAGAAGTATCCTGAAGATTCCTTGCAATACTATCCATTTTTCTATACTCTGCTGCTGATTCAGCTTGTATAGTTCTCTGTTTAGAAAGTTCCCCTGTTATGGACTTAAGAATGTCTCTTAATTCCCCGGCATTTTTATTTTCGTACTGATCTGCCATTAATGAAGATTTTATTATAAATAGCTAAAGCTCCTATTATCTAGGAGCCTTTGTGCTGTAATCTGGTGCCTTTATATGTCCGTTTTGCAATACCGATGTCTTTCCGGATTGCTGCTGCTGTTCCTTATTCTGTTTTTGATAATGTTCTACCATAGTTCTATGAATATACTTTCTTAACCATATTGGAAATTCATATACTGTATCAAAGGAGTACCCTCCTTGTCCGTTAAAAACTATGTCATGTAGTTGTGCAAATAACCCAGCTCTATATTCCGGCGTCAGGCCAAAGAAAGCTAACCCCAATTGGGATATCTACCCCTCCTTCTGGTCCGTTTTCTGGGAAGAATTTTAAGTCAACATCTGGTTGTATTTGTCTAACGTGTTCTCTAAATGCTCTTGAATCTCTTGCAAGTAAGAAGTTATCAACAAAATTTCTAACTGTTGCTAGAGTTGAATCTCCCTCTACTGAGGTTATCATTCTTTTTAATCTTGTAGATAATTCTGGAGAAGCATCTTTATGAAGTTTCTTTAATCCTTTTACTTCTTGATCTATTGCTTGTTCGTCAGCATGAGTAAGTAGTTTAAAGGTGATATTTGTCTTTGTTGCAGGCATTGTAAAGGAGAATTCATTCTTACCTGATTTTAATGCTTCGTAGTCGATTTCCTTTACTTTAATCATTGATAAATCTACTAGTTCTTTTTGTCCTTTATATTCAAATTCATAGTCTTTCCCGTATCCTAAGATACGAGATGCAATTAAAATTGCATTTTTATCTCCTACTAGTATATCTCCGTAATCAATTGGAGTTACAATAAGAGATTGTAGCAGTTTATCAACAACTACTCCTTGTTGAATATAATTTTGATTAGTTAAGATATCTTCCTCACGAGCTGTCATGTATTTCATCTCGATTTGACCAGAGGATAGTAAAGAGTCTTTTGAGTAAAGTAATCCTTTTGACGGTAGTTCTACCATTTCGGTAGGAAATTTTTGCTTTTGTTCCATAAATTTTATTTGTTAGTAACTTTTTCTATATATAAATATACGATTAAAACTTTTATAAAACAACAAAGCCTGGACTTGCCAGGCTTGTTAATTTTATTTTGAATGCGTCTAATAGTTGAGAACGCAATAATCCATTGCTACTGTAATTCCAATCTCTACGATTCCATCAGCAGAAGTCCAGTCAAATTGTCCAAAGTCTCCTTTTAGTAAGAAAGCTCCTTTAATAATCCACTCTCCTACGATATCTCCTACAGGACCTAAGATATTAAGAGTTATATCTTTTTTATAGAAATCTGAATATCCTGCTCTACCTGTTACTGATTCGTATCCTAGACGAGCCCATTCCATTACTGCTTGTGCTCCAGAAGGTGTGATGGGAGAGTATAGTGTCATATCCATATCCTGCCACTCTCTTTTTCCTCTTATCTTTCTATAGGAGTTGATGTGGTCAAGTTTAATTGGATTATCTTGGAATGTTGGAGCTTTCACATTCTTAACCATGAAGGAAGGAATATTATCTATATACATTACAAACCTGTGCTGAACCATTGGTTCAAAGGCTCTGAACATTATTTCGTTTGGATCTAATACTGCCATTTTATTTTTACTTATTTAATTATAAATATCTCTGTTTCTAAATTATGCAAACGTTGCTCCTGTTGGTTCAATTGTAAAGTCTAATACTACGAATTCAATTGTTTTTGCTGGTTGAATAAAGATTTGACCTATTAATTGATTTCTATCAATAGTATCAGGTGTATTGTTTGATTCATCCATTACAACTCTATATGCATAAAGACCTTGACGTTGTACTACTGATTCTAAGTAGGGATTTACTGTTGCTAAGAACCTATTTCTAGTAGTGATAGTGTTCTGTTCGAATACTAAATTTCTTGCTTGGTCACCGATAAATTTCTTAAGAGCGATTAACAATCTTCTTACATTTACTCTATCCAAAGCTGATGCTTTAGTTTGAAGTGTTTTTTGTCCGAATACTGATATACCTGTTCCTGGGAAAGAAGCAATTGGATTAACTTTAGCTGCATAAAGAGTATCTCTCTCACTCTTGGCAAGTTTTCTTTCTGCTTGAATTACTCCTGGAATACCTCCTCTTACAAGTCCTGCAGGTGCAAACCATGGTGCTGCTGCTGCATCTGTAAATGCATATACTCCTGGTATAACTGTTCCTGCTGGGCACCATACGTTTTGTCCTGTACCTGATCTCATTTGTAACCAAGGCCAGTAAGTTGCTCCGTAAGAAGAATTTAAAGATATTGCTGCATCTTTTGTAGCTGCTACTGTTGCTTCGTAGTTAACTAAATCTACTACTGCAATACAATCTCCTCTAGTTTCTGCTAAAGAAATGATTTGATCTAATGCATTAGCTTGATCTGAATTATTTGCATTTGCATAAACTAATCCTGGTGCTGATATTATATTGAATTGGAAATCATCTTTGTTTGATAATAGGCCTATTGCAATATCGTAATCTGTACCCTGGAGTCCTTGTGTATTATTGTCATCTATATCTCCAAAGAAATTTGCACCTGCTACATCGTTAATATCTCCTGTTGCATCCCAGAATGAACCTAAAGCTGCAATTGGAAGCGAAAGTTCGAATGAATCTCCATCTTCATCATTGTTAATACTTACTCCGTCGGTTGCTAGATAATTAAGTGTTGGTAAATTAACTGCAGATACTCTTACATAGTTTGATCTGTTTGGATACTCTCCGGATAGTCTATTAATTAAACTACTAGCATCATAAGAGATAAATTGATTACCTATTACTTTTTCAATGTAATTATCTGAGGTAGGATCTAATGATACATTGTTGTATGTCTCGATTATTACCTTATTTTTATTACTATCATCACCTTGTCTGATAAGTAAAGAGAATGTACCTAATGCTGTGTTTATATTAGCAATCTCCCATCTTAAATTGTCAGGTGTTCCTTCTACCAAAGATCCATCAAGGTCACTAATGTAAGTAGGATCTCCATTTATTGCATCATCAGCTGCTTGTGCATTATTGTAAATAGCTCCTCTACCTAAAGTCTCTAATGTAAAAGGCTGTGTTCCTGGATCTTTGTCACATACTATTGTCGTATTTACTGCTGGTGTCCAAGGTCCTCCTTCATCTGGCACTACTCTAGTAACTAAAGCTGTTTGACCTGCTTGAGAGAAATAATTCTTAATTGCTAATGAAGTAAGGAACTCTTTTTTAGATGTACCATACTTAAATGTGTCTCCAAATTTTCTTATAAAGTCATTATATGAGGTAACAATTGTTGGCTGTTCGATAGGTCCTTTAACTGTTGGTCCAATAAATGCTGCTCCGGCTGCAATGGGTGCTGGTTGTATAAAAGAGATATCATTTTCCCTTTGAAATACTCCTGGAGAAATAATTGATTCTGCCATGTTTTTTTAAGTTGTTTTAGTTTATTGTTGTATTTTCTAAATTTATACAAACCTAGACTAAGGTGTAAGGTTCTATATTCTCTAATAAATAGGAAAGGAGAATCAAAACCGACCTCCTTTCTTTTTTAAAAAATAGTGTAAAGTACTATGCCTCTTGTAGTGGGGTAAATTCTCCTTTTTCAAGATTGATTGTACCTTTACCGTAAGTCTCCTCTAACCATTTTCCTAGGGTTTCTTCTTCCTCTATTAAGGTTGTTAGAAAACTCTCTGCATTAGCTCTTCTTGCTTTTAAGTCTAATTTTATTAATTCAATTTGACCTAATTCTTGTACCAATGATTCTCTTTTTACTTGAAGATCGGTAATCTGTTTTAATTCATTTTCTGGTAAAACTGTTGTATCCATAAATTTTATTTGTTTGTATATTCTAATATAAGTATTTATTTTTTAAAAAGCAACTATGCTAATAGTAATAAGAATAATATCGCTCCTACTATACCTCCATAACTTCCCATATTAATATCTGTTTGATCAAATTTAATTTCATCTTTAGATTTATAGTTGTAGTATGCTTCTCTTAACCAGTTAACAGCATAAGCTCCAAATCCTCCTACAAAGACAGGAAAGAAATTTCCTGTATCTCCTAAATGGGCAAAAGCAAATAAGAACCAAATAGCAAAAAATGTTAATACTAAAGAATAACCAACATGTTTGTGGTAGTTCTGTTTTATAAAGTCAGGTGTAAAAATCTTTTTTATATCTAAGATATAATTTGTAATGTTTTTCCAAAGTATAGGAAAAATTGTTACTTCTAAATAAAATTT